GAAGTTCTCTATCCCGAAGCCGGAAGGCGACGAGGAAGTCGCAACGCCGTCCGCTCCTCAAATTGGAGGATATGGCGGTATGCAGCTCAAGCAACTCGAACTCAAGGAACCCTCCGCCGCGCCGATCGGGACGCAGCAGCACATCGACAAGCTCGCGGATGTAGCCGTCAAGAGGAGCGCGGGAAGCTTCAAGAAGGCGTTCAGCCCTGTTCTCAAAATGATTGAGAAAGCCGGAAGTCTCGAGGAGCTTCGCGACATGATGGAGGACGACAAGCAAGTCGCCTCTCTGCTTGACCAGATGGACGTCTCACAGGTTGAGGAGCTGCTTCAAAAGGTAATGCTCTACGCAGACCTTGAGGGGCGGGTGGTAAACAATGAATGAGATCGACGCCCTGTTCAACCGAAAGGATATGACTTTTGAGGAGGCCGTGGACTACTTCAAGGAACGCGTACCCGTCAAGGCGTCGGAGTTCTACAAGATCGCCGAGGGGTATCGAAACCTTGCCTTCACTGTATCCGGCTACAGCAAGACCCAGATACTCAAGCGGTTCTATGACGAAATCCTTGCAGCTCTGGAAGAGGGAAACACCTTCACCGAGTTTCGGGCAAATATGAACGAGTTCTTAGAGTCGCAGGGATACGAAGGACTTGACCCACTACAAGCGGACAACATCTTTCGGACGAACATCCAGACAGCTTACAACGTGGGACACTACGAGCAAATGTCAGACCCGGACGTCGTGAAGCTCCGCCCCTATTGGCAGTATGACGCGGTCAACGATACCCACACCCGACCGAGTCATCTTGCGATGGATGGGAGAGTATTCCCGGCAGACTCCCCGGTCTGGGACACCTGGTTCCCGCCTAACGGCTTCCGTTGTCGCTGCACCGTGAGGAGCTTATCAAAGCGACAGGTCGAACAGCGAGGGCTCAAGGTTGAGGATGTAACCCCCCGAGGAGGAGAACTCCCGGACGGTCGTTTCGTCAATATCCTCCCCGACCCTCAGTTCTCGACCAACCCGGCAAAGGTACGGTTTAACCCAGACCTCAAAGGCTACCCCGAACCACTCGTCAAAGCGTACCAAAAACGGCAAAAGGAAGAAATGCCGCCGTAAGCCCCAGAGAAGCCCTATAAACGGCTTAACTATATCGGAGGGTAATTCTTCCACTACAAGAAGAAGCAACCGTTATCACACGTTATAACGGCGTTATAACGGCGTTAGAGAGTGGTTCGGGAGCGAAGCAAAGGAGGACACACGCAAAATGAAGGATTATATCATCCTAAAGGGGGGCGATGTCGACATCGGAGAAGCTCCGAGCGTCATCTCCATTATGCCCCTCGGACATGTGACGAGCTCAAAGGGAGAGTTCTTCGTTGACGAAGAAAGTCTCCGAGAGATGAAACGTCAGATCGCACAGCGCGGCGTCGACCTTGTAGTCGACTATGAGCACCAGACGCTCAAGGGCGTTCAGGCTCCCGCCGCCGGATGGGTCAAAGAACTCTTTCTTAAAGATGGAAGCATCAAAGCCCGCGTCGAATGGACGCCGACCGCTGCTCAGTATCTTGAGAACAAAGAGTACCGATACCTCTCCCCGGTCATCACTGTCCGAAAGAAGGACGGAAAGGCGACGGGCTTGCACTCGTTAGCCTTAACCAATACCCCGGCGATTGAGGGAATGTCCCCAATCGTCAATTCACAAACATTTGAAGGAGGACAAAACAACATGGAGATCATTAAGAAGATCGCGCAGCTCCTCGGCCTCGGAGAAGAGGCAAGCGAGGACGAAGTCATGGAGGCTCTTAAGTCCTGCATGGACGAGAACAAGGCTCTCAAGGATGCCGCAAGCGCGGGAGCACAGCCGCCCGACGCCGAGAAGGTGGTAGCGAACAAGGCAGTTTGTGAGCTTCTGGGTCTTAAGGCGGGCGCACCCGCCGACGATGTCAGCGCAAAGATCATGGAGCTCAAGGGCGGAAACATTAACGGCGTCAATGTTATTGAAGAGCTCAAGGCTCTCAAACAGCAGAACCAGAAGCGAGACGCCGCTGACGCTGTCACCCTCGCACTCAAAGCCGGGAAGATCACTCCGGCACAGTCTGAGTGGGCTAAGAGCTACGCTTTGAGCGACCCGAAGGGCTTCGGTTCTTTCGTTGAAAAAGCTCCCCAGGTCGTGCCCATGAGCGAGATTGCAGGCGGCGAAGTGAAGGAGCTCAAGGGCGACAAGGTTGACGAGGCGACGATGCTCGTCTGCAAACAGCTCGGCATAAGCAAAGAAGATGTCGAGAAGTACGGAAAGGAGTAAATAAACTATGGCAGCTTTAACTAATGCAAGAGACACTTCTGAGATCGCAAACGGCGCAAAGGCTCTCGTCCTTCCTGTGAAGGGCTCAACAACCATTTACCAGGGCTCGCTTGTGGCGATCGACGCCAACGGCTACGCAATCCCCGCGAAGAAGGCGGCGAGCCTCACGGCGGCGGGACGTGCTGAGGAGACCGTCAAAAACGAAGGCTCGGACGGAGATGTCGTCATCAACGTCTCTCGCGGCGTCTTCGTATTCTCGAATACTGCGACCACCGCGAACAAGCTCACAAAGGCCCACGTCCTCAAGCCTTGCTATATGGAGGACGACCAGACCTTTACCGCTCTCGCTACCGGCTCCTCTGTTGCCGGGCTTGTTGTCCGAGTGGATGACAACGGTGTCGCGGTAGAAATTAACGCAGCCCTCAACTACCCTGTAGCATCAGCGGGCTAAATGAAACAAGGAGGATAAAAAACCATGATTATTAGTTCCCAGAACTTGAGAGGCATTTTTATCGGCTTCAACACCCTTTTCAATAAGGCACTTGAAGAGCAGAAACCTCTCTACGAAAGAGTCGCAACTGTCACACCTTCCACCACGGACGCCGAAACCTACGCATGGCTCGGCGATGTCCCCGGCATGAGAGAATGGATTGGCGAGCGTGAAATCCAGAACCTCGCCGGAAGCGACTACGTTATCAAGAACAAGGACTTTGAGCTGACGGTAGGCGTTGGACGCAATGCGATTGAGGACGACAAGATCGGTCTCTACAATCCGTCTATCCAGATGCTCGGGCAGTCCGCAGCCATGCACCCCGACGAGCTGATCTTCGAGCTGCTTAAGGATGGCTTTACCGAGAAATGCTTTGACGGAGAGGCGTTCTTCTCCGCAAGCCACAAGATCGGCGAAAAGACCGTTTCCAACAAGGGCACGGCAAAGCTTACCCTTGACGCTTATGTAGCGGCACGTTCCGCGATCATGTCACTCACCAACAGCAAAGGCCGCGCTCTGGGTCTGGTTCCGAACCTGCTCGTCGTGCCTCCTGCTTTGGAAGGGGTAGCTCGTAGCATTACACAGTCCGACTTCATCAACGGCAGCACAAACACTATGAAGGGAACCGCCGAGGCTCTGGTTGTTCCTCAACTTGCGGGCAAGGATGCCGCGTGGTATCTGCTTTGCACCACTCGCCCCATTAAGCCGCTGATCTATCAGCAGCGCAAGAAGGCGAAGTTTGTAAGCAAGACCGCCGAGAATGACGACAATGTCTTCTTCCAGAAAACTTACCTTTACGGCGCAGACTCTCGCGGCAACGCGGGCTTCGGTTTCTGGCAGATGGCCTATGGCTCTGACGGCAGCGCGAACGCCTAAGTCGGAACCAACTCTTAGAAGGGAGGGGACAACGTGAGTTACTGCACAAAAGCGGAAGTCCGCGAAATGCTCAAGGACGACGCGCTGAACACCATTATCGGCGACTCCTATATTGAGGATGAAGCCGAACGAGAAGCAAAGGCCGGAGTCATTATTGAAGCGGCGATTGCTGACGCAGAGGGAGAGATTGACGGATACCTTGCGAAAAGGTACGCCGTCCCGATCGACCCGACGCCGAAGGTAATCAATAAGTTTGCGAAGGACATCGCAGTCTACAACCTCTATTCCCGCATCGGCATTGACGAAAGCGGAGAAGAAAAGAACTACTTAAACCGCTATAATGCGGCGGTCAAGTTTCTCACGCTTGTCGCGGAGGGAAAGGTCTCAATCGGGGCCCAGGCCGACGACCCGCAGACAGCAGCGTCAACCGGGTTTTCGGTAAGCTCAAACCCCCGGCTCTTTAGCCGGAGGACAATGAGGGGGATGTAATATGTATAGCATCCGACTCGAAGGAGATACCCGAGCGATGCTCCGCAAGATACGGGGCTTCGCAGAGCTTGACAAGAAGAAGATTAACGCCGCGATCGGCGAAGGCGTCCGCGAGTCTACCCTGGAACGCTTCAAAACCAGTAAGGGGCCGGACGATAAAACGTGGAAGACCTCCATCCGTGCGGCGACCGAGGGCGGGAGAACGCTCGTTCAGACTGCACAGCTTCGGAACTCCATACGGTCAAAGTCGGATGCCTCGGGCTTCGCGGTCGGCACCAATGCCAAACATGCGGCGACGCACCAGTTCGGCGAACAGGGCCGAACTATACGAGCCCGAAGAGCAAAGACCTTACGCTTCCAAGTTGGGGGGCGATGGGTCAGCAAAAAGAAGGTCAAAATCAACATCCCCGCCCGTCCGTACCTCGGCCTCTCGGACGACGATATGCAGGAGATCAAAGGCACGGTCGAGGACTTTATTGCAAGGGAGGATTAAACAATGCTATACGCACAGAGCAAGCAATACCTTCTTGACAAGCTCAAGGAGGCAGGGCTCAAGTCAAAGCCTCATACCACGCAGAAGTCACTCGAACGTAGTCAAGATAGTCACATAGGAGCGGTACTCTTCGAGTCTGAAACCTTTAACCGAAACGGCTCAAAAACACGATATAGTGACCAAGCAGGAGCGCAGAAAAAGAGGCGAAAGGTATTTGACCGAAGTCTTTCGTTCACTGTGATTATTGGAGACTACACCGAAGATGCAGCGGAGGCGATGTTCGAGAGGTTCCTCTCCGGCCTCGGCTCCGGCATCATGGTCGACGGCAACTTCGTACCGCTTGAGGCCGAGGGCGCGGATTGGGTAGACAGCGACGACTCAATCCTAAAAGCTAAAGTCGCCGTACAAATCAAGGTTCGGTTTGATGGCGGCATTTATAGAGACACGGACTTCGCGAAGCTCACCGAGCTCGAGGTCGAGTCCGTAACAAAGAACAACGGAAAGGAGCCTACAGATGGCAACTAAGAACCAGACCACGGACACCGCGAAAGCGGCAGAGCCGGAAGTAACCAAACAGGCCCCGAAGCTCCTCGAGATCGACGAGCTTCGCAAAAGCCACAAGATCGGGAAAGCGATTTTTGCGGGTGTATGTGCCGCGCAGGATTGGAGACCCGGCAAGCAGATCAGCGAGGAAGAGTTCGTCCATGCGGTCGAGTCTTTTACAGGCGCACCTATGGACGGCAGACCTCGCACCAAGGAAAGCGAGGCGAATAAGTAAATGCTCAGAGATGTTACTCACAAGGTCACGGACGGCCTTCTCGGGTTTGCTACTGCAAAAGGCGACGGCTTGCATGTCAAGATCGGCGTTTCCCCTGTAGTATCCGACGCGCCGATTATCGTGACGGGAGACATGGACGCGACGAAGATTAAAGCTCGCCTCGGTCTTTCCCCACTGGCTGACGCCGTTATGGACTCTGTCCAGTTCGGCGCGAACCGAGTGTATTGCCTCCCTGTTTCCGCAACTACGGCGGGAACTCTGGGAGAGATTACTAAAAAGGGAGATGGCGGCGGGACGCTTACCGTAAACGGTAGCCCGACGAACGCCTTCCCGGTCATTGTTAAGATCACCGCACAGGGCGGGCTCAATGCCGCTGCCTTCGTCGTATCAATCGACGGCGGAAATAGTTACAGCAACGAGACAACCGTACCCGTAACGGGCTCCTACGAGCTCACAGGTACAGGGCTGACGCTTGTGTTTGCTGAGGCAACACAGGAAGACCAGAAACCGAGCTCCTTCCTGGTGAATGACTTCTACACATTCAAGACCACCGCGCCGACGATGACAAACGGAGACGTCATTGCGGCGGTCGACAAGCTCAAAAACTTTAATCAAGAGTATGAGTTTATTCACATTGTCGGCGAGAGCTCCCTTGCTCTATGGCAAGCGATCAGCTCCGCCCAGATTGAACTCCGCGACATCTACCATAAGCCTATGTTCTTCGTGATGGAAGCAGCCTTCCCGACCGAAGGGGAAAGCGGAGACCTCACCGATTGGGCTCTGGGACTTGAGGCTGACAGAAAGAAGATCAAAAACTACGACGTCCAAGTAGTCGCAGGATGGGGCCTTCTGGTGAAGCTTGACGGCACAACGCAGCGTGTCAATTTGGCGGGTCTTGCATCCGGCCTTTATGCAAAAGCGAAGGTGCAGGAGTCCATCGGGAAAACCAGATCGGAGGCGGGCTTCGGTATTTCTAAGACGCAGCTCCTTGAACTGGCTCCAGCAGGAATGGACAACGCGATTATCGAGCTTCTCGATCTTGCAGGCTTCCTTACTTTCCGTGAGTATGACGGTCTGGATGACATCTTTGTTTATCACACAAAGATGATGTGCCCGGACGGAAGCGACTATCGTTATGCTGAGGATGTGCGCGTCAAGAACAAGATCATCCGAGAGACCCGCAAAGAGGGGCTCTTGCTTCTGAATGACGACATCGACCTCGAGGACGTACAGGGCGAGCTCGAAACCCGAGCAAAGTTCATGTATAAGCCTTTGCAGGATATGATCGACGCGAAGGAGATCAGCTCCGCCGAGATCACAGTCCCAGAAGGACAGGGCGCGACTATTCTCGAGGACGAAAAAATGCGGGTTAAAATCCGCTATGTATCCCGTGGCTACATCCGCGAGGTCGAGGTAGACCTCGGCAGAGCGCAGCCAAGCGAATAAGGAAGGAGGTTAAACAACTATGTCTTTGAAAGTAAACGGAAAAGCCTACGATTGGGGCGACGTTGATGTCAAGGTTCCCGGCCTCGTTCTGAATGTCCAGGAAATCAGCTATGACGACGAGCTCGAGATGGAAGAAGTCTATGGTCGCGGCAATAAGCCGAGAGGCTACGGAACGGGCAACTATAAGGCGTCCGGCAAAATCTCCATGCTGAGAGATGACTATGACGACTTCCTTGCATGGTGCAAGGCGAAGGGCGTTCCATTCTACAAAGTGGACATTCCTTCGGTCGTCGTGAGCTACGCCAACGAAGGCGAGCGCACTCGCATCGACGAGCTCAAGAAGGTTAAGATCAGCAAGCGAAGCAACAAGGCAGCACAGGGAGACAAGAAGCTCACGGTCGACCTTGACCTTATGATCTTCGGCGGCGTTATCCAGGACGGCGTCGAACCCGTGTAAGCGTTATCTCAAAATAATTGATAGGAGGATTTTATCATGGAAGACATCAAGAAGAACGAGGCGACTCAGATCGTCAGCAAAGCCGAGGAGCTTAAGGCGAAATACGGAAAGGTCTATCGCGTCGGGGCGACGATTGACGTTGACGACGAGACCGAGAAGACGGTCGAATATTTCTTCAAGAAGCCCTCGACCGGGAGCTACGACCGCTACGTCAAGACCACCGCGCAGGGCGCGACAAAGGCCCTCAAGACGTTCTTGTTCGACAACGTCACGGAGGAAAGCAAGGCAGCGTTAGAAGCCGACCTTGAGGAGTATCCGGCTCTGGCTCTCTCCATTGGTGAGAAGCTGCTCGGTATGCTCGGCCTCTCCAAGCAAACAAATTTGAAGATGCTCTAAGCGAGCAGCTCTCGGAGATACGGGGGAACGTGGTTGAAGCCGGACTACTGGAAATATACCGCTTCCTCCCTCCGGCTTGCTTAGAGGGGTTTGACATCGAGGCGATTGATCTCGAAGAGTTTATGAGGTATGTCGCCCGTGCGAGGTATGTGCAAGAGCTTGAGCAAGGGATAATGTCTCGGGCGATCTCTGAGGTGTTCTCGGAATAAAAAAAGAACCGACCTCAAAAGGTCGGCTCCTGCCTGGTTATCCATGCTTTATAGAGTTTTGTCGCGTTCTTTGCGGTGCGGAATACATTTTCGCCCTTTTGGAGTTTGTCCTTCTGTCTACCCATAGTCTGCTCACGCCCTACCCACAGGGCGTATGGAATGACATATAGACCTAATGGAACAAACACAATAACGGAAACGATCGCCCCGGCGCACAGAGCAAAAACAAGCACCTTCAACATAACAAATATCAAGGTCATACTACCGCCTCCTTTGCTTCCAGTATATCAGATCAGGAGGTGAAAGAAAAGCGTGAGTTTAGAGTCTGTATTCAAATTGTCGCTCATTATGAATATGATCGACAACCTAACGGGCCCAATGGCGGGCGTTCAGTCGAGCGTCGGCAACTCGGTCTCAAAGCTCGAGGGCATGAACCAAACCCTCGGGAATATCACAAAAACGGGCGCAGTCATGGCGGGCGTCGGAGCGCAGATCACAGACGCCACACTCGCCCCGGTTCAAGCTACATTCGCCACAAGAAAGGCAATCGGAGAGCTGTCGTCTCTGGGCGTCAAAGACCTACAGGCCGTCGAAGACGCCGCGAAGAGCTTCTCCGATCAATGGAGTGGCACGACAAAGTCGGACTTCATCACGGCGGCTTATGACATCAAATCCGGCATAGCTTCTCTATCAGACGAGGGCGTCGCTGAGATGACCAGTCTCGCAGCACTTACGGGCAAGGCGACAAAGTCAACGGCGGCAGAGATGACCTCCCTCTTCGCCACGGGGTACGGCATCTATAAGGACTACTACAACGACCTATCCGATATGGAGTTCGGGGAAATGTTCTCGGCGGGTATCGCGAAATCGGTGCAGCAGTTCAAGACGACGGGCTCCGGTATGGCGCAATCCATCCAAACCCTCGGCGGTTCGGCGACTACGGCGAACGTGCCGCTTGAAGAGCAGCTCTCCATCCTCGGCATGTTACAGGCCACGATGGGCGGAGCTGAGGCAGGAACCAAGTATAAAGCCTTCCTTCGTTCGGCGGTCAAGGGTGGCGAGGAGCTCGGCCTAAAGTTCACAGACACCAACAACCAACTGCTCAGTATGCCGGAGATCCTCGACAAACTGAGAGGAAAGTTCGGCGAGACGATGGACGCCGCTGAGAAGGTAGAACTTCAAAAGGCGTTCGGAGATACCGAAGCCGTCGCGCTGATCGACCTCATGTATAACAAGGTCGGCGACCTACAGGACAACATCGTCGGGATGTACGACTCCCTCGGCTCCGGCGCAGGAGTCGCCCGAGAGATGGCGTCCGCGATGCAGGAGACCGAGCCGGAGCGGTTTGAGAGATTGACGCAGCGCATCCAAAACGTCAAGGAGTCTATCGGTAACAGTTTACTACCAACAGTCAACGATCTTATGGGAAAAGGTGAACAACTGCTCTCGAAGGTCGCGACATGGATAGAAGACAACCAGGAGCTCGTCCGAGTTATTATGCTCGTTGTTCTTGCTATCGGAGGCTTCCTCACGGTTGCGGGCACTACGATCGCCGTTGTTGGCGGAGTCGGCCTCGTTCTTACAAAGACGGCGGGGTTCGTCGGAGGGTTTGTCCGAGCTATAAGTAAGATACCAGACCTATTAGATACCGTTCATATTATGGCCCTGTACGCCGGGGACGGTATTAAGAAAGGGTTCTCCGTCATGAAGACGGCGGGCTCTACGGCGATAACGGGCATTAAAAACGTAGCTGTCAACATTGCAAGTATGGCAAAGACCGCCGCAATCTCTGGCGTTACGGCTCTCAAGAACATGGCTCTCGGGCTTATTGGAATGGCAAAACAGGCGATCGTGACAGCAGTGACCGCCCTTCCCGGGCTTATTGCCGGGGTATGGAGCTTTACCGCTGCACTTCTGGCTAACCCGATCACATGGATAATTATAGCGATCATCGCCCTTATTGCTGCTATCATTCTGCTCTGGCAGAATTGGGACTCCGTTACCGCGTGGCTTCGCAGTGCATGGGACGCATGTTGCAATGCAGTCTCGGCGGGCATCCAGTGGCTACAAGGAGGCTTCCAAGCGTTCCTCGGGTTCTTCCAAGGCATAGGCCAAGGCATCGCCCAGGGGATTGACTTCATCCGGCAAGGCTTCAATAACGTGGTGACATGGATACAGGAGAAAATCTCCTGGTTTGGAGAAGCCGGAAAGCGGCTCATTACAACATTTGTTGATGGCATCAAGTCGGTGGCTATGGCTCCCGTCAATGCCGTGAAGAACATCTTCGGCAAGGTCAAGAACCTGTTCCCACACTCGGACGCAAAAGAAGGCCCACTCTCCACCCTCACCCTATCGGGTCAAAGGACGATGACAACCTTTGCGGACGGCGTCGCATTGGCGCAGGATGCACCCGCGAAAGCCGTTGAAAAGGGCTTCCAAAAGGTAGACGGGACACTCACCAGAGAACCCGCAAAAAAGGTAAAGCTCAGCGGAGAGCCTCAGCAAAACCAAGATGACGGCGAAGGCTCACGCTCTGGCGGAGAGAAGAACGTCATCATCCAAAAGCTTCTCATGCAAGTTGATGTCAAGAAAATCAAAGACTTGCAGCTCCTCCTCTCTCTTCTCAAGGAAGTGGAGGACTACACCAACGCAAACGGCGGCGAGGTCGACACGGACGCGCAACCAGAACCGGCTTAAGAAAGGAGGGCGACCATGATTTACGTTGAAGACCAACTCGTCAAAGTGAACGGGGTCGTCCTCCCTGGCCTCCTCAAAAGTATTGAGGTCAAGGAGACGGCGAAGATTGACGAGCAAGAAGTAGAAGGCAGCGCAGCCAAGCCGAAACAGGCAACCGGGTACGAGGATGCAAAGGTCAACATCGAGCTCATTCTCGACAATGTAGGCTCAAGCACGAAGTACCAGAGACTCGCAACGCTCCGGGCAATCTTCCGAAAACCAGGGCAAGCAGTACCGCAGCCTATTCCTATTGTAAGTGAAGACACAGCAGCCCACGGCATTGACAAGGTGCTCTTCAAGAACCTAAGCCACAAGGCAGAAAGCAAAAAAGATCAACTCTCTGTTACGCTTGAGTTCTGGGAGTACATCCCCCAGACAATCGCAGCAAAGAAAAGCGGTTCCGGCAGCTCCTCGGGCAAAGCGACAGCTCAGACGGCGAGCAGCTTAAACTCTGACTACAAGAATTACTTGAGCAGTAATAGAGGGAAGTCTCCCGCCGTAGATGACGCAAGCTCGTCGGCAGCAATGAACCGTGTCTCTCAGATGCCGTACTAAGGAGGTCATACCGTGGAGATAACCGAACTTTACTATCCGCAAATTGAGGCTCGTGTGGGCTCCTATTGTTTCGACCAAGGCGTCGAGATCGAGGTATTCTCCTCGCAGGACTCATACTTTGATTGGGCAAAGGTACGCTTTACGGAGCAGTATCAGCCGAAGATAAGCCTCAACAAAAAAGACCCGGCAGTCATCAATCTCGGGTATAACAACAGTTTCGAGGAAGTGTTCTCCGGATATGTTGCTCAAGGCTACGACGGGGGCGGCTTTGCAAATGAGGTCAACCTCAAAGATGATATGCTGCTTCTTGAAGAGACCACGATCAACAACACTTTTCTCAACACGACGCCCCAGGAGATGATCTCCTACTTCTTGTCACAAGCAGGAGTCACGAAGATGAAGCTCTCGTCACAGGGATACTCAGAACGAAAGCAAGTCCCTATCCGAAAAATGAACGTCATCCAGGCGATCAATGCGGTACATGCTGCATGGGGCATCAAGAAGAAGTTCTTCTTCTCTGGCGGCGTGTTTTATTGGGGAGAACGCCCGGAACAAAAGAAGGTTTACGCCTTCGAGTATGGAGTCAATATTCTCGGCCTTACGAGAGCCGGGGGCGTCTGGGAACTGGAAACGGTTTCCGCTCCATTCGTGAAGCACTCGCACAACATCAATGTAATACACCCACAAGTGAGCGGAGAGTTCGAGGTCAAGAAGGTCGTATCTGCAACCAATGACTCGGGCTTCATCCGCACAAAAATCTATTTTTGAAACCAGAAAGGAGGGGACGCCAATGCTTGAACAAATGGTCAAGAGCGTCATAACAAAGACCCTCACCGCTGACTATCCGCACTTGACGCTCCCCGCCGTTTCCTATGCGATCGTTTCGTCAGCGAAGAAGCTCGCCGAGACCTACGAGCTCGAGGAGCTCGTCATTTACAACGACGAGTCCGGGGGAAGCTACAGAGGGCATATTGTGGCTTCGTGGTATGAGTACGGTCTTACGATTATAGACCGCTTCGGGAATGTCGATGAAGACTTCCCTCCTCTCCCCGGAATTAGGTCTAAGAAACAGTTCCAAAGCGGAGCGGTGGTCGCGGTAGCGTTTGCCTACGGAGACATCTCTCCGGCAATCATTGGGGAGGTGGTATTGTGACGGGTCTATCGGATACCGATATTCGCTTGTCTTCGGACTGGCAGCTCACACAGGCGGCGGATGGAGACGCGCCGCTCTGCTCCGGCCTCGAATGTCTCTATCAGAATATTATCCTCGAGGCTCTCACGCAGAAGGGCGATCTATTCTATGATGCTGACTTCGGGTGGAGTTTGTACGACTTCATCCAAAGCGAGGACGATGAACTCACGAGGCTTGAGATTGTGCAGCGCGCAAGGCTCGGCCTACAGAAAAGGGAGGTCATCCTCCCAGAAAGTATTCAAGTAACCGTCGACCATGAAGACGATACCTTCCGGCTATACTGCTCGTTCCAATTTTCGGAGGAGTCGGAACGCCGGGAACTGAACGTCATCATCGACGCGGTAAGTGTGGAGGTGGTAACAAGTGATTGATAAAGAAATACTCGACGAGGTGCTTCCAGTCCCCGAGCTTGAAGAGCTAAAGGAAGCGACTATCGCAGAGCTGAAGGAGGAAGGTTTCGTTGTCTCGAACTTCCACTCGGGCGGCGTGTTCTACACGATCATGATGATTGTGCTCCGCATCAAGATCGAGTTTACCGAGCTCCTTCGCACAGTTCTAAACAATATGTTTGTTAGTCATGCGCGGGGCGCGTGGCTTGACATCAAGGCGGCGGACTACGCAAAGAAGCGAAAGAAAGCCCAAAAGACACAGGGGCTTGTGACACTGTCCAGAACGGACGATCAAGCCGATGCGGTTAAAATAGCGAAGGGGCACGTCTTCAAAACAGAGAAGGACATCAACGGAGAGGAGCTTCGTTTCTTCACCATTGAAGCCTCGGTTCTACAAAAAGGCTCAAGAACGGTCGACGTGCTGGTTGAGGCTGAGGCAGAAGGCTCCCGGTACAATGTTCCTCAAGAACAGATTACAAAGAGCCTCACATATCTCAGCGGCGTTTCAACCATTAGCAACGGCGAGAACTGGATTGTCCGAGAAGGCAGCGATACCGAGGAAGACGATAGCTTCCGCACGAGAGGGCTTCGCTCATGGGCGGAGCGAGCGACAAGAGCGATCGAGGACACGTTCGTCAATGCGGCTGAGTCCGTTCCCGGAGTCTTGTTTGCTCAAGCAGATTGCAACCACCCGCGAGGGCAAGGTACAATCGACGTCATTGTAACAGGCACGGCGGGAGAAGCGACCGAGGGCTTGCTGTCTGAGGTTCGTAGTGCCGTTGATCTGATTACCGGGCCATACGACGATGTGCTCGTTAAAAGCTCTGTGACCGTTCCTCAAGATGTGACGGTATCCGTAACAGTAAGCGACACGGCGACGGACAACGAAGTTAAGAACAAGGTCTCCTCGCTGCTCTCTGAGCTCCTCGCAGTCCGCAAGGGCCGAAAGCTCTACGAGCTGAGGCTATCGGACATCAACCATGCAATCCGCAGCGGCTACGCATCGGCGACAAACGTCGAGATTACAAGCCCCGCGCAGGATGTCAAGCTTGCAAAGGATAAGGTCGTCACCCTGGGAGCCGTGTCTGTAACGGTACGAAGGGAGTGAGGCGATGAAGCAGTTTAACACATTTGGGGAGTACATGTTTGATCTTCTGTTCGGCCCTCTGAAAAAAGGAAAGCGGTCGGCAAACCAGTTCTTCGTCTTCTTCAAAGTGATAGGCCGCATCTTCGATGGGATGAAAGAAGACGTCTTCCGGGTACGGGACGAGGCTAACGTCGCCACGGCGAACCCTGTCATGCTCCCGGTACACGGGCAAGACAGAGAGATGCCAAGACTTGCGGGAGAAAGCGTTGAAGCCTACAGGACACGCCTATCAATGAAGGGCATCATCGCCGAAGAAGCAGGAACAAAGCAAGGCATCCTCCGGGCTCTCGCTGCTCTGGGCTATGAGCGAAGCTATATCGAACTCTTTTCGTTACAGGATGCCGATAGATGGGCGGAGTTCATTGTGTTTCTCAGAGGGGATAAACAGTCCGGCGTCAACAATCTCGATGTCATCGACGCCGAGGTTCGCCGGGTTAAGGAAGGAAGCAGCAAGCCCTCCTACGGGATGGATACAGGGGCAACGATAGAAGTTTTGTCCACCTTCCGATCTGGTGTTTCGAGGTATCCTCGTTGTGGTGAGATCGTTTGCGGCGTATTTCCAAGAGTGACAAACGAAGGTCATCTACTTACGGCTCTTGTGGCTGCATGTGGGACGAGTGACGGCGGAGATGTAGAGTTCCCGAGAGTCGGAACGATCGCCGCTTCTGAGTCATTCTATCAGCCGTGTGACTTCGTTATGTATGAGGGCCTCTCCTCAAACATTGATGTTCACTCTCACGAGAACGACGGAGACAATAATTATCCGAAGTGCTCTCAAAGTACCTACTTGAAAGGAGGCAATCAGTAAATGAAAACACTAACAGAAGTCGGAATTGAGAAGATCGGGCGGAGGTTTGTAAACTCGGTAGATCATGCAGCATACACGCTCAACGGACAACCAAAAACCGTGAGTCCGTTCCGCAAGATCGTCGAGGGAACAAGCGCGAAGGTATACGTCTACTTCGACGATACAGTCTCCGGCACGGTTGAGAACGTGCAGCTCATTGACACAGACGGCGATGTCATCGCCGAGGCCGCGGGGCGCAGCTTCTCGAAGACGACAAGCAAGGGGCTTTATGTAGCCTTCAAATACAACATCCGAGAAATGGAGGTAGATGCAAGCAATGAAAGCTTATGAGAAAGTAGGATGGCTTGACCACGTCGAAGACGTTGCGACGGGAGAAGTCATCCAAGAAGGGACGCCGTTAAGTCAAACAAACCTCGGACACATGGACGAGGGCATTAAGTTAGTCACCGACGAGACTAACATCCAGGCCGGGCTCATTGCGGACGCTCAGAAGGAAATCAAGGTTCTTAAGGATGCCACGCTCAACAACATGACAAACAATGTCTTCTTAAAGAACTTTGACACGGTCGACAGCGTCGCGATCACATCCGGCATTTACGACCCGATCGCCCGAAAAATCTATGTGTAAGGTTGCTTGCACTAAGAAGCGAGCGAGCTGCATCGTCGGGAATATACTCAATGAGCTTGTTCCTATATGCGAGCACTGTAACGGCCTACAGGAAGACGAGCTCCTCCTCGTCACGGTCGACGGCCTGGAAGTGTTAGAGGCTGACGTCGGTATCGTTAGAGGGCACAACACAATCACGGGGAAACCTACCGAGATACGGTTCACGGACTACGGATTCGAGCTACACGGAGACCACACCGGGCTTGAGCGCATAAAAGAAGCGAGGTGTCTCTACGTTGGCAGATAACAAAACGACTCTTCAAAAGAAGGCTGAGGTCTTCCTTGAAAAGATTTACCCCTTGCTTAAGAACTTCCCCGCCGCTGAGAAGTTTTGCTTGTGCCAAGAGATAAAGCAAGCTATATATAGGCTCATTCGTGACACGGTCATGTTTACCAACATCCGAACCGCAAAGAGGATGGAATACCTCCAAGAAGCAGACGGCGAGAAGACGCTGCTCCTCACCCTGTTCGGCGTTGCAAGAAACCAGAAGTATATCACGAAAGGAAAAGCTCTTGAGCTACAGACAGACCTCGCGGAAATCGGGAGAATAATAGGCGGGCTACAGCAAGCCTATTACAACAAAACGAGCGAGCACAATCCGCAAAGCTCGCCCTATAGCAAAAAGTAACACCTACTGAGGGTTATCTCTGTTTGGCGTCGAACCGGGCGAACCGTGGGTACAACTCGGCCCGCAACTGGAATTACAACTCGTCTTCCAACCGGAACGCGAACCTCGGCTTCCGCCCCGCCTTGTAGGTTATACGATCGCCGTGCTACGGCTCCGGCGACGTGTCCTTGTTATACTTCAAGGGAGAGGTAATCCTTCGCCATGCAACACGGCGTAAAAACAGTAGCAGACCGCAAAAGAACAAGGAACGCGGCGAGCTTACAAAGTGGGTAGAAACCCGCGACAATGCTGCCAAGCCGTTTCAATTATGGAAAGGATGCCACGATGACGAAATTCCCCTTAAAGCAATTACCGCCGATTATGCCGCCCTCCACCTTTGAGGAGGCGGTCGGATATGATCGGATAGAAACACATTACAAAGAGGCTCTTCGCGGCCCTCGCAAATACAAGAAAGAGGCCGTCGACTACGATCTCTACAGAGAACTTAATAACGTCAATCTATGGCGTGACCTCAAGAGCGGACGATACGCTCCGGGCTCCTATTATCACACGATAATAACAGAACCCAAGAGGCGGGCTCTCTCAATACCGAGGCTTCGAGATAAGATCGTGCAGCTCGTCATCCATGAGGAGCTACAGAACATCTACCGCCCGGTATTCGTCGATCGTTCATTCGCTTGCCAATATGGAAAAGGCCCTATTCGAGCGGCGTTCAATGTGCAACGTGATATGAGGGTCGCCCGTGCAAAATGGGGCGACGAGGCTATGGTCATCAAGCTCGATGTCCGCAAGTTCTTTTACTCCATCGACCGAGACATCCTCAAAAGCGTTCTTGCAAAACGCTTCAAGAAGCTTAAGAAGAAGCACCCGGAAAAGTACCAGGACTTCCTAAAACTTTATCGGCTGCTTTGCAAAGTAATAGACTCAAGCCCAGAAGGAGAAAGAGGTATCCCTCTCGGGAACGTAAGCTCCCAGGACTTCGCCAATATCTACCTCAACGAGCTTGACCAGTATTGCATCCGATACCTGGGAACGACACTCTACACGCGCTACATGGACGACGTGATCGTCATTGCACCAAACAAGGCGACGGCTCGAGAATGGCTCACAAAAATCAAGGCTTTTCTTGACGAGAAGCTGCACCTTGAGACTAACTCAAAAACCAAGATTTTCTATTTAAGGCAAGGCGTGAACGCCTATGGCTTCAAGATTAAGACGACGCATCTCCTCATACGCACCGAGTCAAAACGGGCGGAGAAGCGGCGCATCAAGAAGATGGTCGAGAAAATGAAGGCCGGACTTCTCACAATGAAGGCGGTCGTCAACGCGGTCAATTCGTGGCTCGGCTTCGCTCGATGGGCGTCGGCTTATAACCTAAGCAAGAAGATATTCGCGCCTTACCCATTCATCAAAGTGGAAGGAGAGATGCAATTTGGCTACCTATCTCGGAACCGTCAAGTTAGGCGGTTTCTACAACAACGGGGCAATCATGCCCCTGCCTACTAAGCCGTGGAGAAATGACGACGCGGCGGGAGGGAACGCCGGGTACGGAGATATTCCGAACATGTCCGGCTCTATGGCAAACTACACCATAGGGAACACGCCGTCCGCTGAGGCAAATAAACTCCAATGGCATAAAATCCAGGACGGAGACAAAACGCTGCTTATTTGCGACCGTGTCCTTCTGGTGTCTGTCTCATGGGACGATCTGAACGCCCAGGGACTCGTCTCTGGTAAGGAGATCACCATTGACGGGGCTCGCTACAAATGCCGTCTTTTGACAGGCGGTAGCAACTATAGAGGAAGCGACGGATACTCGGGAGGAACTCCGACTAATAACGAGTGGGACAGGTTCGTTACTCGTGAGGAGGTCATCACAGGGCTCCCGGCCCCTCTGAGCTCAGACCTCGACTCGACGATGAACAGCACAGACCATACGAGCACACATAATCTATTTTGGCATTGGGTTGGCGTCTATTCCTGGTGTCAAGAGGTCTACTCAAGCAATGCGTCGTTCCGGGCGCTCCGTGGGTACCTCTCGGCCCGCCGCTGGGGTTACAACTCGTCTTCCAACCGGTACGCGCTCCTCGGCTTCCGCCCCGTCCTTGAAGTCCTGAACACTGCTCCCCTGATCTCTGACACAGATCGCAACCTGGGAGATAAGAACAACGACTTCACAATCCAGTACAGCGTGAATGATACAGACTCCGGCGACGTTCTGACGGCGGTTGAGTCCATCGACGGAGTAACAAAAAAGACCTTCTCGCCGACCAGAAACACGCAGTACACGATCAGCGTCCCGGTAACGACTCTTTCGCTCGGGCCGCATACGGTCAAGGTTACAGTGAGCGACGGTCAAGGCGGCAGCGCGACGAGGACGTGGACATTTACAAGAACCAACTCCGCGCCGACTATCTCCGGCACAGATACGAACCTGGGAGACAAGAACCTCGGCTTCACTCACGCCTATACCGTTGATGACGCAGACGGCGACACGCTGACGGTCACGGAAAAGCTTAACGACGAGGTGTTGAGAACCATCAACAACGCGCCGATCGGCGAGCAGCTCTC